GCTTTATAGGCGGATATTCGAACCGACGATAAACAGCAACTTTGGACATGTCCTCAAGGCCGTGAAGGCCCATTCCCTCAACATTCGTGACACAGATGTTGAGGAAAGTTGAAAAGAAGACATTTCCTTTGTCCTGAACGGCCGCTTTGTTCACTGGCATGACGTTCTCTCCCAAAATGGAAGTGAACTGAGCGGTAATCGATGCCGCTTTGGGGTTGTCCTCTTTCATCGTGCCTATTTCGTCGATGACGGCGACCTTATGCAATTGAGGTTTATAAGTCGACATGTACTCGTCTAGCATGTTAATGGCTACGGTACGTCCTTCGACCTCTTTCACACTCATGCTGGGTCTGTCCATCAAAATTGGAAGGGCCGCCCGCGCAATCAATGGGGCTAACGTGGAAGTCTTTCCCGTGCGGCTGCCGCCCTGGAGACAGATGTTCAGCGGAGGAACGCGTGGTGGATCTCGTTTTTCGAGTTCCTGAAACTTGTCATCAACCAAACGTTGACGTTGTCCTGCCCACGCCAGCGAATAGCGCGTTGCAGAATCAGCATCATTGTCTTGAGTTTGTTTAAAATGGAAAGTTTTGGCTTGGTTGTAGACTGCTACCCACTCTGAATAAGGTATCGAATCGGAGGTCGCAACGTCATTGTCTGGAACCACCCACGTACTCTTGTTCAAAAGCCAATTACAGGCCTGTTCGTGTTGAACATACGAGAAAATGGGATCACCAGGCGAGAAAGCTGAATCAGAGGTCTCGAGAATCTCGATCACCATACCGAGAACTTCAGACACGAATGTGTGAATATCCATGCCTTCCCATCTGGTACGATCGACCTTTTTGCAAAACAGGTGTATGAAGTACAACTTGTCGCGCGGAATAAAGCTTTTTCCAAGGAAGGCCATAAAACCCAAGAGCTTAGCGAGTTTCCGCTTAGCTAAAAGGATCGACGGATCATCTACCATTGTCTTCAAAGTCTTGACGTTCGGAAGAACCGACGCTCTCGCTTCACTCATGACACTGGACAATTGTTCAGACACTTTGGTTAACCGTGTCTTGACTGAATCCTCGGTGAATTCGCTCCCGATCGAAGTCGGGACG